TGATACACCAACGCTAAATTTATTTCCACGTGATTCATACACTCTCACCTTATATATTGGCTGATGCTTTTTTCCATCATTCAACTGTAAAATATTACGATTCATTTCTTCTATTCCTTCTGCAGAAAAAGCCCAATCCGCTTTTCCCCCCTTTACAGATAAATGATTCAAAAGAATTTTCTGTATGCCAGTGTCCGTTACTGATTCTTTTATTTTCTTCTCATTGAAAGTTGAATCAAGTGATTTACGTACTGCGACCAAAGGTTCAGAAGTATTTTCTGTAAAATAATAGACTGCAACTTCAGCTATGTCCAAATCTTTCCAAAAGAAAACATTCTCTTTGAAATATTTTTCAATTTTCTTCTTATCATATTTATATGATAACAATTCAAGAACCTTACCTTTCACTCTCTTATCAACAATCATAGTAGGAGTATCCAAAGCTACAGACAACCGTACCCTTTTTACTTTTCGCAAATTCACCGCCCCAAAAACTGTATCCTTATGCATTGGCTTACGAACAGCCCAATTATCACCAATTTCCTGTTTTTTATAAATACGATTTCCTGTTATATCAAAATGTTGATAAATATTAGTTGTTTTATTTATTATACGTAAATTCTGCTTTAAACTAATCACTATTTTATCCAATGCCTCCCTTGTATCTTGCGTAAAAGTATTCCATGGCTTCTTTATAACCCATCTATAATTACCACCACCATCTACTCTATTCTTATCACACAACAATCTCTGCAAATCATAACGGGAAATATTGGTATTCCGGCTTGCAGACTCATTACTCAAATAATTCACATGATTCCGCGTAGCGCAAGCTATCACTATTGCATCCATAGCATGATGCCTATGGTCAATACGCTTCTTGCTAAACCCTTTCTGATATTCAAGGGGTAATTCCGTCTGAAAAACTTTTTTTCCATCTTTATTCTCCAATGTCCAAAGCACTGTGTTCCAGTCAAAGCGTTTAAACGTTCAAAACGAGGATATACAATACAGTTCCAAACATCATTCATTCCCCAATCCTTTTTCAACCTGTCCGTCACGTTTCCCGTACAAACTAACACATTTCTTGAAACAGCCTCTGGTTCATATCCATCATTATCATTCTTTTCACGAACAATATTCGATAAAAGCCCTTTGACAACCTTACTGATATACCGACTATCGTTCAATTGGCGTTCAATAAATTGTTCGGGAATATCATCCATCAACAATTTCTTCATTTTCACGCTTGATTTAGCATATTGTTCTTTTACAAATCGTTCGTAACTATCCACAGAAAGAATTTCTACCTTTTTCCCAAAACCCACTTCAACTTTCTGCCCATGATGATTCTTAATAAACTCATACCCCAATTGATTATCTTTCAGTTTATTCACAGCAGATTCACATATCACTTTGTTAGAAAAAGAATCATCAAAATAGCGAGACTGAGGAATTATATGTTCTATCTCATACGCAGTCGTGAACAATTTTCCTAAAGGTATCAACTCACCGGTATAAGGCGAACGATACTTCTGCTCCAGCCATAATTTATAACGTAAAAACTCTGATTTTGTCGGTAATTTGCTATTATTGAATTTTTTCAATATTGCATCTATATCTTCCGGAATCGGTTCTTCTCTTTTCAAAACCGTATCCTCATAAATTCGCAATATTTCTTGCTGACTTGGTGAATAGGGACGAATATTCTCAACCTCATATTCCGGATTCATAAATTCAACAAGTAATGTCTTTATACGTAGATTAGCTTTTTCATTCTCTTGAATTTGTGCAGTCATTCTTTTTCGTTTGTCCGCAGGACTCTTCATCTCACGTCCTAATTCAATATGAATTTCATCAATTTTCCCAACCTGTTTCCAAATATCCCTAACAACCCTCAGTGTTTCTGTTATCACCTGTTCTACAATAGGATTGCGTAGTGAATGTTGTTTGAAAGAAGCCAAATAAGCATCAATATCCGCCGGAGTTTCCCATTTAGCAATTTCTTTATTTTCAGAATGACGATTATATACAACATAGCAAGCCAACCATAGCGGAAGTCTCTTAAAACAATATATATCCGACAAGTTTATCGCCTTTTCTCTAACCTTAGCAGCTATATTCCTATCATACTCACCTGTTATTATCCTTTCTATCCTATCTCTCGTCGCATCATCAATCAAAGATGTATCCCAATACTTTCCACATCTCATCAAAGGCAACAATTTCTTTATTGCCTTGGCAGAATATGCTCCATATTCAGATTTAAAAGGAGGAAATTTTTTGAATACTTCTACAAAAGATTCATTTAATCCGTTCTTAACTGCAAAGGTCCGTAAGGCTTTCTCTATTTCCTGCTTATCACTATAATCCGCAAATCCAAATTTCCGCAGAATCCGAAACGAAGCGTTCGATTTTCAGGAAAAGGAACAAAACGAAGCGTTCAAAAAAGGAAAGCGCGCAACACTCAAAAAACCGAAACAAAAGGTTTGTAATGACCTCTGTTTCGGCTTTATAATTTCATAAAAAATGACTTTATAACGGCATTAAAATAAGGCTCAAAAGTTTGGCCTTCTGCTTGAAAAATTGTATCTTTGTTCAGTGCTAAGCAGCTGTTTTATGAACTAATTTTTCCTGTTTCTTATACAGCATCATGTCTGTATATTCGGCAGAATAATTCATGTGGGCATTGAATTCCTTTTTTGTACAACCCTCAAAAGGATTGCCAATGGTTCTGTTTGCTCCAATCCATTCACACAGTTCAAGTATGGAGGATTTATTGGATGTGAAATAAACGAAGGAATGCTTTTCGAGTATTTTTAAAACATCCAAATAATCAGACAAGCGCCAATACATATTGTACGTACCAACATCAGTGGAAAGATAAGGCGGATCAATTAAAAAGACGACTCCGGGAACATCCTTATATTGGTTGAATACTGCTTTGTAGTCGCATGATACAATTTCAAGCCCTTTTAAATAATCAGAAGACTCCGGATAACCGGTCTTGCGAATGTTGTTATAAAGGACTTCCTTGCGCATTTCGGCTACAGACAATTTATACTTCATGGAGAACATAAGTGAGGATGATAAGGTTATAAAATCCACGTACCCAACATTTAGTTCTTCTTCCTCGATACGTCTAAAAATGCGTTCTCTAAGCTCCCCTTTAATTGGTTTATGTTTGGGTACCGAATTACCCACCAGCTCCCTAATATCGGCAAGCAGTTTATTTGTCTGTGGGATATTTTTCAGTCTGAACCGGTAGTTGTCGAAATCATTGTAGACAACAGTAGCATCGGGCTTGCTTCTCTTGGCTATATGCGAAAGAAGTCCGGAACCGCCAAACAAGTCCACAAACACGGTATCTTCAGGGAACTGCTCCAAAACTTTAATAAACTCTTTGGCAAACATCCTTTTTTGGCCTACAAATGGCAGTGGTGCAGATAAATTCATATTCTTCATACGTTCAAATCAAATTTAATGTTTTCAACTCCGGATAACAGTTCCAGAGTCCGGTCAATGTTATTTTCATATATATGCACATTTCCAAGGTCAAGGGTTATGGACTTCAGGGGAAGCTCCACCTGCCTTGCCATCAGATAAAGATGATAAATATCAGCCGGAAGCCCAAGGTTCGCATCAGAACTGCGCTGATATGCAGATAGCACCAGTTCTCCCTCATCAATCTGGAACTGCACAAGACTCAGGCAGGGTGCCTGGTTGCTTTCCACCCCGGTTTCTCCAAGAAACAGGACATAATTCTTGCTGTTGCGCTTTTCCCGGTTAATTCTGGCTATGAGAAGTGGAAGCTTTTCAAAGTAAGTTGGATAGCTGTTTACAAGGGTATGGCCACAATAATCCCACCAGGTAATCCCTGCCTCTTTGTATTTTTCCACATCCCGGACTCCCTGCATAAACAGTTTCAATTCCTCTTTCAGTTTTTTCCTGGCTATCCCGTGGCTTTCAAATATGTCAAGTAAATCAGCCGGGGTCAGTATGAGCCTTTCGTTCAATAAATACTTGATACGACCTTTCTTGTTGGTTTGGATTTTACCCGTTTGAAGTATCTTGTCTAATGTCTGATAATACTTATTCATGAACTTTATTTTTGGTTGTGCAAAGGTAGCTCAACCAAACAACACAAGGTATCTTCAATACATTAATCATACTGCACCGAGTGTACAGTGCTTTCCAAACCGCTTGATAATATCATACACCTTGCGTTCACTTACCGAATATTTATGTGCCAAAAACGCCACTGTATAAGTGGTCTTTTCACCTTGTTTTTTCATGACCTCATACTCCGTATATAAGTCTATGAATCGAAGGTCATCCTGCTTGCCGCCCAAATTTATAAGCATTTCAAGCGGTTCTCTGTTAAATTTAAGTGCTTCAAATAATGTCATATCCAATCATTTTTGTACATTTGCAATGCCAATCACATATTTGCATAAAAAAACGCTGCAACCGCAGTAGAGGGCATTTACCCCCGGCTGTGCGGTTGTAGCGCGTATGCGTAAGTATGTGATTGGCGTCTATACTTAACTTAACAGACCGGGGGCTTTTTAAACTTTCCTGGATCTTTTAATACAACTGTTTATTTAGTTTTATTATCTACAAAAGTATAATATTTTATTCCTAATGTTATACCTTTCAAAAATAAAAGTAGAATATCAGTAGATTCCATACATTCTACCCACATTCTACCGGGCGTCTAAAATCAGGTGTGTTTTTCTTCCTTTTTACAGCCTTCAAATC